CACCAGCGCCAATATCCGGATTAAAGTTAGCTTTGCCTGCGCCCTCCCAATCACCATAATCAAAAACATACTTCCTATATGGACCATAAGCCGAAGGACTATCGTCCCCAGCATATATAGTAAAATTAATAAACCAAGTACCGTTTGTTGGTATCGGAGTTGCTCCTACATAGCGTAACCTAAAATAAAAATAATCAAATGATAAATCAAATTCTCTTTTTATTTCAACTTTCCAATTTGCTTGATTTATGACATCTGCAGGTAAAAAACCAACATATTGTATTCCTCCATCAATAGTTGAAGTTGATTCAATCGCAGGAAATATATCAAACGCTTGTTTTATTGTAGATGATGCAGATATTTGGTGAAGTATCGGCAAGTATTTAAATCCACCTTGATAAATTTCAAGAGTTGAATTGTTGGACAATCTCTGTATCTCGGGGTCTGCGCTATCGTACTTAAACAAGGATACGTCAATAGTTTCTCCTGATTTGAATACGTTTTGAACTTGGAATATGTTTGTATTCGTTTTAGAGAGATCGACTACCTGATTTTGATCGTTTATCAAATACTTGATTTCTGCGTTCGCTCTATTAGGTAATGTTAAAGATGCGGTACTAATAGTTTTTAAATACGCAAAATTGTATTTTATTTTATCAATAGCAGCAGTATTACCGTAAGACGTATCTCCATCGGTGTAGAATAGGTATTTACTGCTTTGAGTTTTTGATCCAAAGTATCTTGGTATAGTACTCCTTTGTATATTATAGTTGTAATCCTGTAGTTGTGCGTAAGGCGCATTAGGATCTGAGTATGTACCTATATTATCAACTATGGATCGTGATATTGTTTCATTTATGATAGACATATTCACAGGAATTATTGGATTTGATGAGTAATCAACATCTAAAAATCTCTGTGATTTTACAGCATTTGAAACGTTTTGAAATATAGGAGACCTAAGTATCGATATTGGTCCTATGCCGTGTCTATAGTTTTCATTAAATTCAACAACGTCTCCGAAATACAAACTTTGAGAAGTACCACTTATTGTTATGCTATTTAAAATAGACGCGTCATTTGATGGATCGTTTTGATTAAACTCATAAGATTCCCGTGCTTTTAATTCGCTATTTTGAAATTCTCCCGTATATCTCTCGAATCCAAAAGAACTCGTATACGGGATGTATCCTATAGCTGTAGAAATACTTTTTTGTGTAGTGGTATCGATAGTGTACGAATTAGCAGCATCCCCTGATATGCTAATCATGTCAATAGATTCGCTAACTTGTTCCACCGAACCAGAAGGCTCATGTCTAGCGTACTTACTTCTTTCTAAAATGTGAGGTTTTATTATTATACCTGAGGAAATTGTGGCTCTAGCAGGCACAAAATCCCTAATCATTTTAAATAGAGAGTTATTATAATACTTAATTAGTCGTATGTATTCCCAGACGTTGTGTTTTTTATTGTACGAAGAAAAATAACTGTCTCTCTGTCTGTCTAGCGCAGGGTAATTTTGCAGATATTGGTAAGAGGGATCTCCTATTAAATTATCTATGCTAAAATATCCTAATGATGAAGATATATTTTTATTAAGCTGATCAGACGGAGAAAAACCCACTTCTATCGCTGTACTATTCAATCTATTATCATCATCATAATATTGTATTGTAGAATAAGGTGATAATACGGATTGGGACAACTCTAAACTTTGACTGATAACTGTTATTTTATCATTGTTTAAATCAATTAGTCCGATTTTATCTAGTCTGTCAAATCCCCCAAATTGGTTGATGTTTAATATATCACTAGGTATACCGAAACAAGAAATCAGTGCTTTTACTCCTCTTTCAGTTCCTCTTGTTTTAAGTAGATACGGTAAGTTATGGTATAGTCTTTTATAAACTTCTTTTTGAACTTGATCGTACGGTAACGTTTCGTAACTAGATGTAACGTAGTTTTTAATTACCTCTGATCCTGTTGGCGGCAATAGAGTACCGGATTGCCCGATTCCAAAAAGAGTGTAGTACACTTCATCTGATAGATTTGTGTTGGTGTACAATTCTATTCCAAAACTCTTTATCGCGTCTGCGACAACATCTAAAGATATACCAGTTTTTGGATTATTTGTTGCATTATACCTATTTGATAAATCTTTATAGTAAACCCAAATATTATCAAAATGCTGACCTATCATGTTTATAAACGTTGTGTAGGGTGCATTACTTGGGTCGTCTACCAAGTATAAAGGAATAGCGTTAACGAGGTTGTTAACGTTATTTCCATCATACGCAGAAGCTGAATAGAGTAAAGATGGCGCGTTTATTCCTGATGGTTGAGTATCTGCTGATCCCAACCAATTGATAGCTTGGGAAGAAGTTGCAGAATACAGTTGGTACGGTTTAGTTGTATTTCTTTTTGGCCACGCAAAAGATTCAGATTTATAATATAGATAGTATTCGTATATATCAAACTTCTCTATTATTTTGTCTATACTGTTTTGCAACAATCTTACTGACGCTGATGTAACTTGATTATTCCCCGATATCGATTGTTGTTGGGATATTTGACCAGTGTAAGATTCTATAAGTTCAATTTTATACTTAAAATTTTCTAATCTTTCTGTAGCACTAGAAAAATGTACAAAGTTAGAAAAATCTGAAAAATCTACATTTATCGAAATTGATTTATCTTCATAGTATGATAATAGTTGTTGAATTGATGAAGATACATTAGCTGAGAATAGACTGTTATAGCTATAGTATGGGGTAGTTTGCCCAATTTTTTCTATGAGTTTGATATTATAGTTAGGACCTCTTAACTTATTTTCGTTAAATACGGCCTCTGCTTCAATTTGAATATCAACAGCATAGCTAACAGATTCTGCAACTTTATCAACTATCCATAGAGTTGATTTTATATCATAATCGAACGGTAAAGGATCATACAACTTTATTATTATCGCAGGATTTCCATCATCATCTTCTACGTATGCAGCATTAACTGCTAATATTAAATTATTAAGTCCAAAATTTAAATAAAAATCTCCGTAATAATTCTTAGATAGTATGTACGATTGGAAAGAATCAAGTCCAGATTTCATTGCTGAATCTGTGATGACTTGCGACGATAGTTTTATCTCTCTTCTACTACTAGATATTTCTTTTATCCAATAAACTTGACCTTGTTTTGAATTAAAAAGTCTTTTAAGAAAATTATATTGTATTGTTACTCGACCCCTATCAAAGCCAGCATCTTTTGCGTCCTGTGCAGGATCTATTACTAATGAAGAATACTTATTTGATCCTACGATTGAAGGATCTCCTAATTTATAATTTGTAAAATTATAATTAGAACTAAGTAACTGATTAGATTCATCATATATAAATTGTTCTATGTAATCGTTAGAGTCTCCAATTTGGGAATTTATGTAATTCAGAGAAAGTAATACATCGTCTTTCTGAGAATAGTCTGAGGCTTTTATTCCCTCTCCCACATAATTTACATTAATTATTTCCATTTAACTCTTTTATTAGTTCGTTATTGAATCAACGGTCAAATACGTTTCGCTTAATTCAATTATTTGTTGTTTTAACGTATTGATTTCTTCAATTAAAGCTTGTTTTTCTAAATCTATTACATTAGTACCTAAATATTGACTACTTTGTTCTATAAGAGTAGTATGTGAATATTCTCCTGTTAATGGTATTGTATAAAATAGTTGGTTATACAACCTAAATAAATCAAATATATCCAATTCAGGAACTGCTAAAGTTGGAGTGTTAACAATTAGCTCGGAAAAATTTACGTCTATCGCATTAGTGTACGTATTAATGCCTCTAACTTCTTTTAATAGTTTTACTTTTTCCATTATCTCGTAATTTTAAAAATATCATCGTTATCAACAACAACAGTTTCACCAGAATCTAATATTGTTTTGATTAATATTTTATAATATCTTTCTGGTTCCAACCCAGATATATAAACATTAAAATAGTTTCCGTTAGAATCACAACTTATCTTTGTGTAATTATCATCAAAATCTATGATTGTATCCTCTGTCTTAACATCTTTTAAACTCCAATATGAACTACTGGGTAAACATTTGTTTGTCATATACCATGATGATGTAGTAAATGTTCTTGTCGGGAATAAATCTCTAGCAGAGACTCTAAATTGGA